TTTTATACTTGACTACTTGTCCTTTTATATATTTTTTATTTTCAGTCCAATCTGTACTTGGCTCTGGATCACCACCAAATGTAAACTCTCTATCGCCCTGTCTAGTTAATGGTTTAAAATATTTAAAATTAGGATTATTAAAGTTGTATCCTTTAACAATATATCCATCTGTTGCTTTTTCTATTATTACACCACTATACACAATTACATCTATAGGTGAACTAGTATTTAAAAATACATCATAATTTTCTTGGGGAATAAAAATACCCGACGGTTGATCATTTGTAGGTGATTTACTATCTAATATAATGCTTAGTTTGTCTTTGTCTGTAAATCCTGCTAATTTAAATCCTAACTGATTGTTTATATTTTTTAAATCATACTGATAATCATCATACAATGCATATACATTTGATCCGATTAAATTATGCACAAAATTTACAAGTCCACTAGTAAACACACGTGAATTTTGATTTACTGTATTTGGTAATGATAACGATGCTAAATTAACTTGTTTTTGAGTACTTAGATATACGTTTTGATTTGCATTATTTTTTACTGTTCTTGATGTATCAAAAGCCATAGACATAAAATGTGCAGGTTTATTAAGTAGCATTGCTTTTACTAATGCAAAACAATAAGAACTACTTCTACGCCATGCAGTTTCTACTGGAGAATGATCACCAAATTTGAAAGGTTTGCCTAAATCTCTAAACACAATATTTTCAATATGACCTGATTCAGCCGGTGACTTTAATTTACCTTGAGAATCTACTGGTACAAAATTAAGTAGTCCGGGTCTAGCATATAAAGGATTTATTTTAGTACCATTAGGATCTTTTATAGTGCCTGTTTCTAAATCTTTCCACAATACTATGTTATCAGATGTATAAGGTGATGCACCATATTGTGTTTCCCACCATTCTGGCTTAATACTAAATCCTAACATTTCCCACGGATGTGTATGTGGACGGTCAGTGTCATATGCATTTATGTAAACGCCTCTCCAAAATCCCTCTACCGACTTTCCATTTTGATTTACAGATGTGCTATAATTGTATGTAAACGTATTATCTACATTATAAAAGTCATTTTTAGTATAATCGGATATATTAGATCCTTGCATCCATTGAATAAAATCTTTTAACAGTATGTCGTTAACTTTATCTGAATTAATATAACTGTTTCTATATGATCCTGATATAAAATTGTGTATATTAACTAAGGTTTTAGTATAATCGATCTTAATATTATTATAGATACGTTTTTCAAAATCTAATAACAAGTTATCTCTAAAGTCTTTATATGCTCTAATAAAACTACCGTCGTGACCTCTTATTAATGCAATTACAGGATATTCTTCATAATCGGTATTTGGTGCTACGCCCTTTTTAACTAAAGACTTTGGTGCATAAAAGTATACTGGTAGACCGTTTAACTTTATTGTTTCTACTTCGCCATTGGCATCAGCATCTCTTGCTGTACTTCTATCAATATATAACGGATAAAACCATCCTTGTGTAGTATGATTATTTTCTAATTGTCCATAACATGTATAGGCTAAAGTTGTATTAATTTCATCATCATTAACAAATGTATCATCAATTGTAATTTCTGGATGATAACGAGGATACATTCCTAATTTTGTAGGTGTTGGCGGAACAAATGCTCCATCAGTATTGTCGTATTCATATATTTCTAATATATCACCTGTTTGCTGAACAGAATCTAGATTAATAAATCCTTCATCTGTAAAATTATAATCGAGATTATAAATTAATTGTTTTCCGTTAAGATAAACATTAACTGATTTTTCTGATAGATTCGATAAATTAAATTTCTTAGATAATCCGTAAAACTTATCATCTTTATCAAATATAGTATGTACAATTTTATTTGTTGTATTATATCCTAACATGTCTGAGAAATAGAAAGGCTGTGTTTCAGTTTTATCTTTATTAATTTCTTGTAAAACTTTATCTAAATGAAGTTTTGTTTCGCCGTCAAAGCCTAAATTAGTTGCAGTATTAATAACCTCTCTTTTAAACTTCTCATATTCTTTTGCATTATATTCTATAGCATTAACAATATTAAATTTCTTACTAGTTAAGTGATATAGCGGTAAATTTAAAGGACCTGTATGTTTAATAAATCTTTTTCCAAATTTATCAATATCTCCTAAATCTCGCAGATTACTGTTACCTGGAAACACACCGTCAAATTCTTGCAAATCTTCTACCATTGATAAAACTTGATCAGCAACTTCGCCAAATGTAAAACTTGTAATTTCTTCATTTAACGGATTTTTTTCTAAATTTAAAGGTATTTCATAAAATCCATTGTCATTTTTATCAGCAGCAGAAGTAGTCTTTATTACAACACTGTCATTTTCGTTTAAGTCGTTAGTAAATATTACCGTTGCTTTAGAATCCTGTCTATAAATTGTATAATCGGTAATTTCTTTTTGTATATTATTATTAACAAATACACTTACAACTAAATCATTTAAATCACCAGGAGCATTGTAAACATCAATAGCAAAATTATTTGCAGCATTAAGTGTAGCAATATAATGTCTAACTACTTTCTGACGTGTTTCCATAGGTGTACTTGACCAACCATTTGCATATTCAAATTTGTCTAAAGCAGAATATTTTTTAAGGAAAGATGTATCTGTACTAAGTGTTACAACCGATTCACCGTCCTCGTAACTAAAGGTGTCTGTTAGTAGATTAAAATCAAATACAATATCGCCGCTATTTTCTATGTTACGGTATGTAAGAGGAAATCCTAACTCTGGGTCTTCTGTTCCTCTACCTTCTTTATATGAGAATATTTTTGTTCCTTGGAATGTACTACTATTAAATAATTCTAAGTCACCATAATACTTTCCATCAGCATCATATAGACAGAATAAAGGTTGTTGGTTAGTTTTTGTTTTTTGTTGTGTTTTAATCCAATCTGTTCCATTATAATAGTAAACAATACCCTTGTTATTACTTCCAGATTTTATAAGTACATTTTCATCTAATAAAGGTGCAGTATCTTCTGATTCTATAAGTGTAATCAAAACATCATTATCTATCTTAACTTTTTTAACTTCAAATATTTTGTCTTTTACTAGTTTGTCTGTATCTTTTGTAAAGATAATTCTCATACCCTCTACAATATTCACACCATCAATATTATATCCTAATGAACCTTCAACCTCGCTAAAAACATCAGTAGTAAACGTATCTATTAGATCTACATCTTTTTTAATTTTTGTGCCAAATTTAAATAATCTTAGCCCTGGCTCAAATTCGATGATAGGTCTTTTTGCTTTACCCGACTCGTCGATTGCTTCATTAGAATGATTGTATTCGTTTGTCTTTTGTAAAACGGTCTTATGAAACCATCTGTTTGCTCTTGACCAACTGTTTCCGTCGATGCTTTGTCTGCCAATTACAATATAATCTTTTGTTGTTGAATAATTTTCAGCATTATCGAACGGTAACTCATCAAAATCGTTTTTATCAAAGTCTAAAGGACGATCTGTAGAATTTGTTTGAATTACATTAAGAGACTCCTGTGGTACTAGCTTAATTGCAGAACCTACTCCTTCTACATAATAATTGCCTTCAGCGTATTTTTCAGGACTAGTTTGTCCTCTAAAATTAACTTTTAATCCGTTTGTAAATTCTATTCCATTGGCACTAGTGTATTTTCTTGTGCCGATAATATCATCTTCAACATCTAAGAATGTGTTTTCCTCAATGTCGTAAATTCTTATTACACCACTTACATTTATATCATTTTTTGATATGTAGTAAAGTCTATCAGGAGAGTTAAACGGAATTGTAAATTCTATTTTACCTTTTTCAAGATAAACGTTTGCAACTTCTTCGCCATTTTCTCCTAACTTACGAATACCGTCAGGGTATAATGTTGAAACACTTTCGTCATCTTCAAACGTTACACTACCTTCATTTGGTAATACTAACCAATCGCCGGTGTCATATGTTGATCCGAATAAATCAACTCCAAATTTACCATCATCTTTGATGCCTTCTGTTGTAGCAACTACAACTGCTTCACCTGGCTTAAAACTTTTTGTTAGAGCAAATGCTAACGGATGTCCTTCTGTATCTATTTCAAAAGTATATTTTTGACCTCTATATAATCTTAGTGTAGGATTTCTTTCCAACTTAGTATTAAACTGAAACGATGCATCACCGTCAGCATCATCAACTGTAATAGTATATGTACTTTGAACTTCTCTAGACTGGCCTTGTACAGCAACCGAATTTGGTCCATCAGGTAACCAGTAGTATTCTCTAAAATTAACAAATTTGTCCCAATCAATATTTGGGTTCCACGGATAACTTACTTGTGCATTAATATTACTGTGATTACTAGTATCTACATTATAATATTTTAGTTGGTTTATATAGTCATTATAATCTTTATAAAAAGTTACATTATCTAAACTGTCTTTGATAACAGTTGCTGGTTCTAATTGGTAGTTTTCTCTATCTTTACTAGCAGGATCGCCGATGTAATTATCTGTAGATAAAAAACTTTTAGCAACTTTACGTCCAAAGTATCCACTAATCTTTTCTGCAACTCCAGGTTGTATAAGTTGATCCACAGTAGATTGTAAAAACTTTTGATTTGCTTCTGAACGAAAAAATCTAGGTAAAAATCTAGCACTCTGTCTTTTATCGTCATCTGGAGTAGGTAGTCCAAATTCTCCTTGTATATCGGCCATTAGTAACTATATCCTCCGCCATTTGAATTATTCGAACTTCCAGAGTTAGGCGAACTTACACTACTACTCGAACTTGAATTACCGGTGCTTGTTGCACTTGTGTTTGCTGTATTTGATGTAGTAGATACAGTTCTACTTTGTACTTCAGATGTTGACGTAGTAATAGTTGTTACTACATTTCCTGATGCTTGTAAATTATCAGCTGTTAGTTTGTCAACAATTTCTATATTATCAACTGTGGCAGCACTAATAAATATTTCGTCTGATTCGGCACTTATTTCAAATAAACTACCAAATGTCTGTGTCGATCTTTTTGGTACAACAACTATACTCAACAAAGTTGGACTTAACACATTCATTATATAAGAACTAAGTTCTTGGAAGTAAAATGTGTCTCCAAAATCCCAATTTTCAATTTGAAAAAATTGATTTATTAAATCAATAATTTTACTCTTTAGTTCATTGTTGTTAATGGCAATTCTATCATTTTTTACAATTTTAAATGTTACTTGAAGATCTTCGTTAGCTTTATCGCCAAACAGCATTTTATACTTTACTGGATGAAATACAACTTCGTCACTTATACTTTTTATTTGATAAATTTCAGACCCGTAGTTTCTAAATAACTCGTCAGTGCTAGGTGGTAAAGGCTTTACACTAAGACCACCGTTAATATATGCTCGCATTGCTTGATCATACGATTTAACAAGCAAAAACGTATCTAAAATATTAGAAGTTGCTGGATCAATTCTATAATTAGAATCAGAAACATGTACATAATGAAATTTTAAATTATCTCTACCTATAAATGCTTTATAGTCATTTATAATACTAAGATTATTTTGAGTTTTATTTAATACCTTAAATAAATCAAAATCAGAAAAGTAAAAAATCTGTCCATCATCAAAATTTACATAAGAACCTAATTCTGAGTCATTAGCAAATTCAGTATTAATAGTACCATTGCTATTATCAAAATATCGTTGTGAAATGATGTTATCTTTTTTAGTAATTTTCTGGAATATATATTTGTCATTGCCGATAATATCATTGAACACTCCTAGATTATCAGCTATACCATCCGAATCACTGTCAACAAATTTTAACTGTATTTTAGTATTATCAACGTAGCCAAACGAGTCAGTATATGAATCAGAAATATGCCAAACAAAATCGTTATTAAATGCTATATTGTTTAATTGATCAGGTTGTGTGTTAATATTTAAAACAGTAATTTTGTCTTGTTGTACTTGATTAGTCTTAGGATCGTATACTTTGTTATTACCATCATAGAAGAATTTTATTTCGTCTTTGCTTTCAAAAATATATCTTATGTTTCTATAATTAACTGTATATTGTTGTCCGTTAGTTTTAAAATAAAATATCCAGCTCGAATCTAAGTTAGATGAAAGAGTACTACCGGCGTTTTGCAAACCAAATTTAGAAGTTGTATTAATGTCTTCTGATTTTATAAGTTTCCATTGAGCACTATTTTGATCATATCGTATGCCAAAATCTTTGTAAGAAAATGCTCTATCTATTATTTGAGTTTTTAAATCTGCAGATAATGCTAATGCATATTTTGGCAGTATTTCTACTAATAAAGAACCATTAGGAATTACGTCATTAAATGTAATAGGTCCTTGACCTGTTATTGTGTTTAGCGTCCCGTCAGCATCGACTGATTGTACCGAAACCCATTTATATGTAGAGGAACCTGGATGGTCAGCTGTACCTGCCATTATTGTATCGCCCATAAAGTGATACCCTGTAGGTGCTTCAAATTTACACAATGCTCCTGCTTGTAAATTTTTAAGTGCATTTACTGTGTAAGTTCCTACTGGGTAAATGTTATCATTGTCGACGTTGTTTCCGCTAGGTGTAGAAAATATTTCGCCGCTGTCAAGAGTCTTTTCAAAATAACCAGTAGATGCATTTGTAGTTGATGTAACTTGTTTCCAATATGCTTGTAAATCGATTGTGCTTTGTTTAAAGAAATTTGCAATATAAAAATTTCTTATATTTGGAGACTTAATCCTAGGTTCAATGTCACTATATAATATGCCTTCAATATCAGATTGTGTTACAAACGAAAAATTAAAACTATCTGTGAATTCTTCTTTATATAATACTCCGTCATTACCGTATAAATTTGTTGCTGAGTACTTACCGCTTGGATCTCGTAAATCTAAATACCTACTTATTCCACTTGATATTCTATTTACAGTTCGTGTTTTAATAATATCCTGATCAATCCCTAAAGGACCAATATTATAGTCTTCAGCAGTTATTAGTCTGTTTTGTGTATAGTAAGTTGCTGGAGCATTTTGTTTTATATCTGCATCTGTTTCAGACGGTCTTGCATTAGTTACAGAAGTTTTTAATCCTAGTGTAATTGTCAGTGTTTCTTGTCTATTAATTTTACTTACGTAAGGAATTTCGATTGTTACATTACTAATAGTGTTAGGGTTAATTACCATATTTCTATTATCACTAGTTCTATAATACAAACGAAATTTACCTGCAGGTAAATTACCAAATACACCATCACTAAACACAAGATTTACTCTGTCATTTACTCGAGTAGTAACTGCATAAACATTTTTGTTATTAGCAAATAAACTGTTATAAATTATGTTGTTACCTTCAACCGAATCAAGTTTTGTCCATAAATCAAGTTCAAAACCATTGGTGTCAATACCATATAGCCATAAATCAGAATTATTAATATTTGAATTATCAATAGCAACAGTTTGATTTGGAATTGGGTTAGTAATATCAAACACAGCACTATCCATTGTACCTTGTCTAAAGTGCATAAAAAATCCTGTATTTGAACTTCCGGCGCCTTGACCGTCATTTCTATACACAAACGATGGACTAACTCCAGGTAATGGTGGTTCTTCAATTATTGAATCTTCGCTTATAATTGTACTTGTAACTTCGAATTTAGTAGATATACCCTCTACTACAGCTTCAAAATTATATATCGGAACATCTGCATTTAACGCATTAAATGTATATTGCTCAGTAGTAATATTTTGTAAATTTGCAATGTTAGATGGATTTCCAATAGAGTTTTCACCTGGCAATGCAGAATTTAAAATTTTATTAAATTGTTCAAAATAATTAGGATTTGATCTGTCATTCCATACTACAGTTTTATTGGCTAAATTATTACCGTTAGTATCAATAATACCTTCAGTAGTTGATACACTATCAAACTTTAATAGTCCGTTGGCTGCTTTGTTCCTTGTAGGATTATACGAAATTAATCTAGCTAATCTTAGAACACTTTCTCGACGTTCTGCTGTTTCTAAAAAGTTTTCTCTAGCATTTAAGTCAATTCTGAAGGATAAGTTTTGTCCTAAAAATGCAATTAAATCGATTAGCGCAAGATATTCTGAACTTTCAATATAATCATTAAAGTCTTCTGGGTAATTTTGACGTAGGTAATTAATCATTGTCCTACGTAAGTTGTCAAAGTCGTAACTTTGAAAGTCTGCATTACGAAAAGACTGATAAACTCGTTTCCAATCTTCTGTTGCTAATAATCGCGATTGCCTATCAGTTGATGACATAAAAATTTCCTTCAATAATGTTTATATTTATGCAAGGAAATAATAGTATCTGTTATTAATCTTTAGTACTTTGTTGATCAAATCGAAACAATAATTGCTCTGAAATATTGTAAGGCAGATAGGATAATAAACAACTTACTTCAATACCTGATTCATAAGTATCAACAAATACATTCTCAACTTGAACTCTCGGATCATAGTTTACAATATTTGTAACATTCTCTAATATAGCATCTCGCACATCATCAGTAAATGGTTCCCATAATAGATCCCAAATTACACATCCAAAATACGGATCACTTAGTTTTTCGCCACGTTGTATATGGAAATGATTAATAATGTCTTGTTTAATAAGCTCAAAATCATATAATGCAAATCCTTCGGTATTTTCGTTAATACTAGAGAATCCTCTATAAGATCTTCCAACTGATGATGGCGTCGGTTTACCTTGTACAGTAACCCTTTTGTATAGATTTTTTTCTAATGAACTCATACTGTATTTACCTTATGCAAATGCTGATCGAATACGAGTATTTTGCTGAGCTCTACCACTAGATATTTTAGAAGCCCATGTTGCTGTTTGATTATACCAAGAAAAGCCGCCGCCTCTGTCATTTCCAACAATATCTACGTGTATATTACTAGGCCAAGACATATAAGGTCTACCATTCTTTTTGTAGCCACCTACAGCACTACTTCCGCCGTATTTAATAAACAGTCTTCCAAATTCTGCACCTAACGCAGTATTCCATAATATTTGATTTTCTGGACTTACTGAGTTTTCATAAATTCTAATATCAGCAGCAGATCCAAAATTGTGTCTAGGCGAACCCGTGCCTACTAATATGTCAGGTTCAGATGGATGTATCCAGCCTTTTTGACCGCCGATATACCCTTCCCAGCCGCCTTCTGATAGGCACTGATCTTTTGGCATTTGCCCGCCGCTAAAGATTTCTACTTTTACATCTAATTCTAGTGCAACTTTAATTAATAAATCTTCAAGTCGTTGTTCGCATCTAAGCCTGCGAGCCTTACCTTTACAATCATAGTATAACGGATCTCTGTTTACTCCTTCTTCACCGTACTTTACTTTGCCGTATGCTTTTCCAGTTCCTGAATATGGACGATAATCAGGATCAGTTGCAGGTGGAGTTTGTGAACTTGGTGTTCGATCAATCGGCATAGTATCAGCATCGTCGTTTTCGCCACTGTTAGGTATAGTACTGCTAGTAATATTCCCGCCTGTGCCTAATACTCTGATAGAACTAGCAGATGATTTACCTTTATCAAACGCATCAGGAGAAACAAACACATCAGTACTTGTAAGTGTACCAATCGATTCTCTGTCTGTTTTGTCTCTTTTAAATTCTACAGGGTTTAAATTCTCATGATGTGGCCAAGGCTCGTGCTGCGGTGCTCTTGGTACAATAGTTTGGTACGGAACTGGAGTAGGATTACCTGGAAATACATATGGAAGTGTATGAGTACTTAAAGGCGTAACGTTACCATATCCTCCGCTATCTCCATTAGCCTTACCTCCATTATCTCCTCCAGATGATAATCCAGGATTTGCGTTTACTAACGCACCTGATGCAGTTTTATTAGGTAACGGTAACTTCGTATTTTTTGCTAACGCCGCAGGTATTGATGTTGGTTCTGATCCTGAAAAACTAAAACTATGCGAATTTAATTTTTGATCATCGCCGGATCCAGTATCAGACCATACACCGCCGGCAGTTGTTCCGTTAACACTACCTGCTGTTAGGGCTGAAACATCTGTTGTTAATTTAACTTGTAAATTTCCATCAATATAACTATCAGTTGCTTTTATATTAACTAGACTAGATTCTATATCTAATTCGCCTATACTTTTATGATGAATTGTTCCTGCTGACAGATTGCTAATCTTAGAAGTATCAGCAGTTAATGTTTCGTTAACAATATTCTTTTGTGCAACATTTTGTATATCACCAACTATAGTTTTGTTTAATATATTTTGTCCAGCTGTTGTGTTTATAGTGTTACCAACTTTGGTGTTTATATCCTCGCCAATATTAAAGTTTGCAAATTCACTGTCTAAGTGATAAATTCCTTCTACAAAATCATACATATTAGACCCAGATGTTCTATAAAAACTATTCGCTGACTTTAAATGTATGTCGCCTTCAGACTCTAAATAAATATGTTTTGCTTTAATACTTAATATTTCATTTTGTGAGAAATTATTAGCGCCGCCTGCAGAAGTATTGTTATTACCTTTTACAGCAACATTGTAATCTCGTTCTGCAAGAATATTTGTATCGAATAAACTTTCAATTTGCACTCGGCCACTTTCAATACCGGCTTCACTTGCCTTATAATCACTCCAACGTGCAGACGCTTTAACATTTACATTTCTACCTGCTTCCATATTGATATCACGTTCGGCAGTAAAATTCAAGTCAGTATCTGTCATTATCGAAATACTGTCTTGAGCATGTATATCTATTTTACCGTCTGACGATAATTCAATCCAAGCAGTACCTCTTGAATTAGCAATATAGATTAAATCTTCTGAATTATGTAATAAAATCTGATGTCCAGTTCTAGTTCTAAAACGCATTAATTCATTATGAGGAATAGTTTCGTCGCCGCCTTCTTCTAGTCGCTGTCTATTAATATATATAGGCGGTCCATCCTCAGCATGTGTTGCTCTTATTAACTTATCGTCTCCGTCATCCATTACAAAACTACTACCACCGAGTCTATTAAACGGTACTTCAACGCCCCCGTCGGTTTCGCCATAATGAGATTTAGGACTACCCTGACGCTTATCCATCGGTCCTGGAGTAGAAAGTCCAAATACCATACTTGGTACTTCTCTTACTGCGCTTGTTGTAGTTGTTCCTCTTGCTTCGTCTTCAAGTAATCCCTGAATCTGTAAAACACTTGTAAAATCTTTATTATATGGTCTAGCAAACTGTGACGGATTTGTCTTTTCACCTGTTTCAAACGCTTTATTATATTCGCCTACAGGTAGTTTTTTACCTCTTAATTCTTTTGGAGTTCTTTCTGTAGTATTTTTTGTGCTAGGACGTCCGTCTGGTATTGAAAAATTCATATTTTGATCAGGTATACATCCAATCCAATAACCATTACTAGAATTTCCTTCTGCAAATATAACCAATACTCTAGTTCCATAATCTGGTGGAACTGCCCACATACCATAACTTTTTTGAGAATTTTCAAAACCGTCTTTAGCCTTTAAATTATTTACTGGTGTTACTCCATAAAAAGGAGATAGGTATTTTACCTTTACTAGTTGTCCACTACGTTGCGGTGTATTACTGGCTGCATTATGTCGTAAAATTTCAACCTCTAACGACCCTTGATAATGAGGATCTAAATGGTTTATAATTATGGCTTCAAACGGGCCAGGGCCTCGTAGATTTGCATTTTTTAAAAGTCTAGTTCTTTTATAACTTAACATTTTTACTACCTATATTTGTCATTATTTAAAATGTAATTAATTCTGTTGTGCCGTCTGCTCTTAATATTTCATAATTTATATATACATTTGATTCAGTAAGATAACCTGTAAACAAATCTCCTTCATTTAAATTATTTTCTACATCAGGAAAGTCTGCTGGTACATAAAAACCAGTTATTGTACGGCCTGGAGCATTTATTTGTGCTCTGCCATCGGAGTTAGTAGAAACACTAGATACTAATTCATCATAATCTGATGAAGTGAATCGAATGTTTTCTGCTAGACGCTTTTTAGCTTCAACTTTGTTGCTGTATGTGTTTCTTTTTACCTTTTCAAAAGAATTTTCCATAGCGCCAGAACCGTTATACATAAATTCATACCCTGGTTTAGTAACTATAACCTCTCCCGTGTTTGAATATGATATGTCAGTATCTTTAGGTGCTTCGCCTATTACTGCACCTGTTGTTGCATCGATAATTTGTCCGTCACTTTCTACTGTTTCGTAAGATGCTAAAGCTTCGAGGAATTCGTCGTCGTTTTTTAAAACTTGTCCGTCAGTGCCTTCAGTTATTCCGAGGTCAGTAGTAGGCAAATAACCTGATGACGGTTTCTTAGACACTATATCACGTTTCCATTCTGTAATTGAAGTGGAAGATCTACTAATAGTTTTTGTTGTTGGTAAAGGTTTTTCAGACAACCCTACGGTACCGGCTGGCCTGTTATTAAATGTTTCGCTATAATAAGAAACTGGATTAGACAAGTTTGTCTCAATAGTATTCTGTCTATCGGGTGAATAAAATTCGTCTTTAAATTTATCAGATCGTTTTTTTAAATTGTTAATATTCTCTATTTCCCTAGGATCATTTAGGTCAATTCCTTTTGTTGCAACATAAGTGTTTCTCATACTTGTAAGATCATATACACTAGATGCTTCTTTATAATAACTAGCAGTAATTTTAGCACCTATTGTAGGGTCATATACAAGGTCAGGCGTTGATACTAAATCTACGCCGATTTTGTCTGACATTTTTCTATAATTATCTTCTCCGGCTAACCCAATAAATCCTCTAGGTTTAAATGCAGAGCCGCCAGCGTATGCATAAATTTCATCAAAGAATAAATCAGGATCTCCTTTTATAGCATCTAAAGTTGAATCAGTAATATTTTCTGCTAATGGTCCGTATTCGTATCTTATTTGTTCATTTGAGAAACCTGCAACACTTTTAGTTGCGTTAGGGTTCAATGCACTTTGCTGTTCTACCATTGCTATAATATTAGATTTTACAGTATTATCTGTAATTCCTATATTTTCTAATTCTGAATTTATACTATTTGCCGAGCTCAATGCTTGCCCTGTTGTTGTTACTGCAGGAAGTTGAGTTGTAGAGTCTATTACACCTCGGCCTCTTTCTTCAAAGCTAGGGTATCCTTTGTATATACTAGTAAAATCGTCTTCAACTTTATCTGCTTTGCCTATCGATTCGTTCTTTGACATATGGTTTGAATCAATTGTTCCGTTGTTTACTCTAAGATCTCTAACCATTCTTCCTAATCTAAAATCGTAGCGAGTGTAATGAGGTTCCATAGTCTTATATTCGTAAACATTACTATTAGCAGATGGCAACTCGAGCGATTTATTTGGATGAGCAGTTGTGCTGCGCCCTGCTGTCATAATATTATTATTACCAGTAGCAAAATCTGTAGTACGTTTTAGACTAGCGCCACTTTCAGGATCAGCAACACTTGTTCCATCTGTGTTTATAACTGATTTAGTAATTTTTCCTGTGCCGCCGGTTCTAATATCTTTAAGAGCTTGTGTAAAATTAGAGCCTTTGTGTCCTACACCATTTATTCCGTCACCGTCGTAGAAACCCTGTCCTTTGGAAAGATTAGTATTCGGGATAGGAACTCCTTTGTACTCTCCTATTGCTCCTTTTGATACATCAAACGGCACTGGTACACTTGCAAACTCCATAGCTAATTGTAGTTGAAAATCTTGATCTGATAATTTTCCAGCCTTCCATTTTTTTAGTTTTCGAAATCCTTCTAGTCTTATAATTATAAGAGCATCTTGCACTTCAGGAGTAAATCTAATAATATCTTTTTTATCGTTTAGTCCTGCATTCTTAATACAGTAATCTAGTGTTACTTTGATAAATTGATATCTGCCAACTGCTGACGATTTACCTGGTTTACCTTCTCTACTGACTAATTCATTTTGTTTTTCTTTCACATCATCTAAGGTCATACTGCATAGTCGATTATCAGTTTCTCCCATCCAATGTGCATTATAACCTAGAGGACCTGATTCGTATTTTGCAATTAAATCAAGTAACTTTTTATCTTGCTCAGTAATAGTAATGTACTCTTTGCCGTCTTCGTCTGCACTTTCAGATATGTCTGAAATTTTGTCTCTATTATTATATGTTTCCCCACTAGTAGATTGACTAGAAATCACACTTGTGCCATTGTTTAAGTTTATCTTTTTTGCGTTAAAGTCACCTATAATAGTTGCTTCGGGATATTGGTTCTTTATCTCTAGTGCCTTTTCTGTTGTAAGTTTAAGAGAGGCTCCTGCTTCCATAAAATCAGTAGCAGAAACAAGAGGTATAATTGTTGCTCCTTCTGCACTAGCTGCACTTTCAATTGCACTCTTATAAGAAGGTAACCCATTTTCAGGATCATCATTGGGCGGAACCACAACTATAGTTTCGTATCCTTTTAACTTTAAATCTTTAATAATTTTAGTAAGATTTTCGCCTGTGGTTGCAGCAGGTAAATTTTGATCATTATTGCCAATAGATATTATTGCAGTTTTTTTACTCATGGCTCGTCTGACCTTCTCAATATAGTTCTACCACTTACGTCATTACCATCAGTTCGATTTTCTCGATAAAGGTTACCATAATAGTGTCCCGATGATCCTTCGCCTTCAGTAGTTTGATTAGCTCGTCTAATTAATTTTAAATTTTGTTTAAACTCGCCGCCACTAAAACTATTTGACACCCCAAGTATTTGAAATAGTCCACTAAACGGTCTTACAAGCTCAGGCATATTCATTACAAAATTTCCCATTTCTTTAGGATAATCAATCGGTGTTTTAAAATTGATAATACATAGTACTTCGTTATTTAAATATTCAACAGTGCCATCCTTAGACACATTTGGTGATAAAAATCCTGACTTATAATTTCCTTGATCTGTAGGTAGATAGAACGGATCTCCCCAAATTTCCATTGTAGCAGATATCATTTCTATTTCACTGTTAATAATTCTATTATGAAAAGTTTCAGCAATACGTCTAGCAGTAGTTTTTGAATAACTGCCATTTAAAAATTGATGATCATTCCTTGCTATTAGAGATATAGCTCTTGAGTCATAATCATCGTTATTTTCGGTTCCTGAATCATTTTCCGCTATCCGAGGATTGCTAACTATACCAGGTGCTATTGCTAATTTATTTGTGTTGTCATAACCAGATCCTACGTCACTAAGAACATTACTAACAAATGCATTATTAAAATTAATATTAAAATCTATAATATCTTCATTTTTTCCTGTATATATGTAATCATATTCTTTTACAGCAGAATCCTTTAACTTTTTTGTATTCATTGGAGATTCACCAGGTGCTAATGTCTTTGCTTCGTCTGGTAAATACGGATGTACACAATAAACATACGTCATTCTATGCCTACCAATAGATTTTTCGATATCTGTGTCATATTCAATAAAAACCATAGGCTCAATTATAAACCATTTCTTTTTACCGTCATTTGTTTTTTGTGGGGCTTTTTGACAATAGTCTGTATCTAACATTACATCTTCAATTATTTGTGTAATTTTTGATTGCTGAGGATACGTAAAAAGGTTAGAAGTTACGGCAGTTTCTAATTCTGCAGAATTCTGAAACATAATAGACTTTTCTTTTGCGGCGTTAGGATCGTTTGGTCCAACAGACACTGCTGCCGGTGAAGCATTAGACGAATCATTAGATTTAGTAGGGTCTCCTAAAATTTTTGATCTACCTAGTTCGTTTACATTGTCTTCGTTCAGTCCCCATGCTCTTAAAGAACTATATATCGGAGGAGCATTAAAAAATTTAACATCCGATTTTACTGTTGCAACTTTTTCTGGTGCATTAGGATTGTTATCTTGTCCGCCTCTTTCTGTTTGATATTGGGTTTCTGCATCTATCATTAGTGCATTAGGGTTTGTTTTAAAACTGTTATAATTATTATACGCCTGTATTACACTATCTTTCTCTTTAGGAAATAAAATTAAATATCTATCATATCCTTTTACTTTTTTAGATTCTTCTAGTTTTTCTATATGTTCATTAATATTTCTTGTTATACTTTTATTTGATGTTTCTAATACTTCTGCAGCAGTTCTTCCTGAAGCATTTACATCAGTTTTTATAGTATTAATAGAATCTTCAAAAGCTATTTCAGAGTATGCTACTGCTTTAACACCGTAAACGCTTCCTGATTCTGTAACGTCAAAATCTGTGTTTATTATCATAATAGGGATATATTTGTCAATTACGCCAGGAGCTTTTATTTTTTCGCCTGTCGGTCCGTATCCTTCAAATGATATTTTTAAACAAAAAGGTATTTTGTTAAAACTTGAATATTGCTTTTCTTCAGCAGTAATTTTTAATGCTTCTAAAAATTTACCCATACTATAAGGTTCAGTTACTGTAAAATTTATAGTAGTTCCTAAAGATACTCCGGTTTTTGAATTTGGGGCTATTACACTGTCAATTTCCAAATCATCTATAAAATACTCTGCGTGGCCTTTTAATTGTTCAACCTCAGCAGTAGTAAGTACTCGTCTATCTGTGCCGCCGCCTGATCTAATTAATACACTTTCAAATCCGTCAGTTTTATATTTTGATGCATTGTTATATTCTTCAGGAGATAAAACTCCTAAAGTAATTCTATAATTATATATACTATGTACTCTTAACGGATTTTTAAGTTTATTACCTTGCATAGGTATTCCGAGATTTGCAAGATCGTCAGTTATAGACATAGGGTCATTAAATAACTCTATAAACGAATCTGCACCTTCTATAATATCAGTAAGTCCTGTAAAAAATTTATTACTTCTATCAATTTGTAAAAGGTCTGATAATGGCTGTTGTAAATTTCCTGTTAGATTAGATAATTGTCCTGCAAAATTTGAAATTTGACCGATTGTATTTGTAAGATTTGTTAGTTTTGCATTTTTTGAGCCAAAAACACCAGCAATATTATTAGCCGATATTAGTGCATTATTAACATTAGAAAGATTAGATATGCTGCTGCCTGGTTTTAGATTTCCGAGGCTAGAATTAATACGATTTAAATTGCCTACGATAGAACTCGAACCTCCTAGAAGATTACCTGTTACACTATTAACTTGTTTTGAAAGATCATTGTTTAAGTTTACTCCTAGTATTCTAGCAGTATCAGAAAGTGGATTTTTTATTGCTCCAATGTTTCCTGCAAAATTTCCAGATAGTCCAGTTATCGAACTTATTTTACCAGCCGTTTCTAAAACACTAAGTCCAGATAACGACGTAGATAGTATACTATCAAGAGCAGGTATTTTTCCTGCTATACTTCCAAGCCCACCACCGGTTGCTTGACTTAAAGAATTAAGACTTGCAATTGTACCACGCAATGCAGGATTAATTGTACTAAGTGAATTAGAAATATTTGCAGCAACTTTATTTCGTTGAGGATCTAATGCTACAGTTGTTGCATCTGCAAAAGTAGTAATCAAATCTGTTAATTCACCAGGGAGTAAACTAGGGTTACTTAACGGTGACGAAGTTATATTTTTTGGTGCAACATTACTATCAACGTTTGCTGACGAACTTCTCGGCGTTTGTGTTACTGGTTGATAATAAGACTTCGGTGCCATATATTATCCTATGCTCTTTGTTAAATATTGCTCTTGCGGTAGATAAATTTTTGTACCTGCAATAAAATCAAAAATAGGATCTTTTAATATATCAGTATTTCTCTGAGCAAATACCCACCATAAATCTTTTGATCCATATAATGCCATTGCAAGTAAGTCAGGTCTATATGTATACGCTGCTGGAATTTCAAACAATATATCGTCAGACGCTCTTGGAACTGGTCTAGGAACAAATAAGTCTAAATATCCTTGATTATTAATTGGTGTATTTTCGTATAACTTCATTAGATAAATCCTTTATCACTAAGTTTACCTTCAGCAAAATCTTTAAGTGTAAATTGCGATACTAACGCTCTTGCGTATGTTGGTGATGCTGTAACTGTAATAGTCGATGATACAGGAACATAATTATCCTTGCCATCTACTTCGCATTTTATATAATCATTATCACCTAACAAATCAGTAGTAAAGTTTGTTATTACAACTGGTACTCTGTCAAATACATGTCTGCCATAACCACTTAATCTAGATATCGGAGGCGGGGCACCTGTATCGCCGTAAAACATTTTTGTCATTGTTCTTAAAAAATGTACTGCTGCTAACCAATATTTTGCATCTTCTGCATTTTCGCTTATAAATTCACCAGTAATAGTAATTTGTTGAATTTCACTATTTCTATAGGACTGGAATGGATAGTTAGAATGTGTTGGTGCTATTTGTGTATAATTTGCACTATGTCCTAAAATAATTGTAGGAGTAAAAGGAAAAATCATATGACTGCCTAATGGTTTTAATATTTCACTATCTTTAAATTGGCTAGGTACTGCAAGTCTAACCCTCCAGTCATTTATAACTTCTCCATTATTTGTGGATGCTTGTGCAATTGTCTGTTTTTGTGCATTTGATTCGAATCCATTCAGCGCTTTCATCCATGACGGTAAAAGATTATACTCATAAAATTTATCCATTAGTTATTCTCCTATAGTATTTAGTTGACAAATTTAACTACATAGTTTATAATAGTAATAAAGTTTCTAGGAGAAATTATGCGCAAAAAGAATTATCTTAACAATAGAGATCTATTGTTAGAAATACACAAATCTAAAAATACATTTAATAGTTACATTGAACCGATATATTCTGAGTTTGATATAATACTGACTGATATCGACCGTATTAACATTCGTACAATAGCAGAAGCAAAGCGCAATAAAGCAAAACGCTTATCTACTAAAGATTACGAAACTCGGAAAATGGCAGGTGAGAAAGTAAAACAAGCAGATTGTGAAGTTGATTATAAATCTATTACAAAAGAAGAATTAGTTTTTCGAGTAATGACATTTGACCACATTCCAGACGAGCCTGGTCGCAAAAAGAATCCAAAGACTACAGCTGACACAAAAACTAAACTTAACTTTCCTCCGTTTCAACATTATAAATTTGACGATGAAGGTAATTTATTTTGCATTGGTAAAAGTCATTGGATAGGCGGTATGGAAAACGGTACTTTTTCAAAAACACACGGCAAAGCAACAAACAAACTTGCTATGATGTGGCTAAAACTTGTAGATAGATATGCTACAAGAGGTAATGTTCGTGGCTATACTTACAATGACGAAATGAAAGGTCAAGCAATCTTACAACTTTCACAAATTGGATTACAGTTTGACGAATCTAAGTCAAACAATCCGTTTGCATATTATACAGCAGCCGTTACTAACTCATTTGTGCGTGTAATTAACTTAGAAAAACGTAATCAAAACATCCGAGACGACATCTTAGAAATGAATAACTTAAACCCAAGTCATACAAGACAACACGCAGGTGAATGGGAGGCAGCAATAAAACGTAATGAAGAAGCAAGTGCCACTATTTTTACTAATAAGAAAAGTTGATTGACATCTCAATACTTTCCTGTTATAATTAAAAGAAAAGCGGAGTCTATAGTTGTTTAAAAAAGCGGCAGTATTTACTGACATACATTTTGGCCTAAAAAGTAACAGTAAAATGCATAATCAAGACTGTGAAGATTACATCGATTGGTATATAAAAACTGCAAAAGAGCATGGTTGTGAAACTGCTCTTTTTTGTGGTGATTGGAATCACAATCGAAACAGCCTAAACTTAACTACTATGGATGCAGGCATCCGCAGTTTAGAAAAAATCGGTGCAGCGTTTGACAACTTTTACATGTTTGCTGGTAATCACGACTTGTATTACAAAGATAAACGTGATGTAAAGTCTACTGAATTTGCAAAACACATACCGGGTGTTACTGTTATTGACGAAATATGGGAGCAAGACGATGTTGCGTTAGTTCCTTGGTTAGTCGGTGACGAGTGGAAGAAAATGTCTAAGATTAAAAGCAAATATTTGTTCGGACATTTTGAACTACCCAGTTTCTATATGAATGCTATGGTGCAAATGCCCGATCACGGTGAACTAAAGTCGGAACACTTTGTAAACCAAGAATATGTGTTTTCAGGACACTTTCATAAAAGACAGAAACAAGGACATATACACTATATAGGAAACGCATTTCCACACAATTATGCAGATGCTAGTGACGATGCACGTGGCATGATGATTCTTGACAAAGAAAACAACGCCGAGCCTTTGTACATCGATTGGGAAGATTGTCCAAAATATAGAAATACAACACTTAGTAAACTACTCGATCCTAAGAGCAGTCTTATTAAACCTAAAATGCATCTACGTGTTACACTAGATATTCCTATTAGTTTTGAAGAAGCAGGGTTCTTAAAAGAAACGTATATTAAACAATATAACTGTAGAGAGATTACACTTATTAGCCAACGTCAAACTGAAGAAATTAATACAGATTTAGACATCAGCCAATTTGCAAGTGTTGATCAAATTGTGTCAAACGAAATTTCACAACTAGATACTGAAAACTATAGCAAGAAAACGCTATTAGATATTTACAACGGGTTACAATGATAAAGATTAAGGATTTAACAGTAAAAAACTTTATGAGTGTAGGTAATGTAAGTCAAGGTGTTGACTTTGATCAACAAAGCCTTACACTCGTGCTCGGCGAAAACTTAGATCAAGGAGGTGACGATTCGGGTTCCCGTAACGGTACAGGTAAAACAACAATCATTAATGCATTGTCATACGCTTTATATGGCCAGGCTCTGACCAACATTAAGAGAAACAACCTTATTAATAAAACTAATTCAAAAGGTATGCTAGTTACACTTAGTTTTGAAAAGAATAATATAAATTATAGAATTGAACGCGGACGTTCTCCTAATATTCTTAAGTTTTATGTAGATAATACCGAACAAGTTGAAGAAGACGAGTCACAAGGCGATAGTCGCAAAACACAAGAAAGTATACAAGAACTATTGGGCATGAGTCATGATATGTTTAAACATATTTTAGCACTTAATACATATTCTGAACCATTTTTAAGTATGCGAGCTAATGATCAACGTGCTATTATCGAACAGTTATTAGGTATTACATTACTAAGTGAAAAAGCCGATTCGTTAAAAGACGAAATTAAGCGTACTAAAGAGGCTATTACAGAAGAAACATTTAAATTAAACGCAATCGAAAGTGCTAATCAAAAAATACAAACTACAATTGACAGTTTAGGTAAAAATCAACGTGCATGGGTTGCAAAACGCAGTTCTGACGAAGAAAAACTAGTAACTGCTATCGAAGAATTAGAAAAACTAGACATTGATGCTGAATTAGATGCACACGAAAAATTAGCAAACTGGACAGAACATAATAATTCTATTTTGGCTCTTAGAAAAGAATTAAGCACACTAGAACCTGCACTAATACGTGCTGACAAAAGTGTAACCAAAGCAGAAAAAGATATTGCAGAACTAGAAGATGCTACTTGTTATACTTGTGGTCAAGAACTACACGCAGACAAAAAAGCAGAGATTGCAGAACGCAAAGGAAAAGAACTAGAAGATGCTATTGCTTATCAAACAGAAATTACTGGAAAAGTAAAAGA